ATGACTGAAAAACAGAAAATCTTTGCAGATGAATACTTGATTGATCTGAATGCCACCCGGGCTTACAAGGTCGCATATCCACGGGTCAAAAATGATGAGGTAGCTGCGGCTGCAGCTGCCAGATTGTTAAGAAATGTTAAGGTTGCCGCCTACATCTCTGAGCGCATGCAGGAACGGCAGAAACGGACCGAGGTTACCCAGGACAGGGTGATCGAGGAACTGGCTGCTATTGCCTTTGCGAAAGCTACGGATTTCGCCCAAATTGTAAATGGCAATGTGGTCCTGACGGATACAGCAGATCTGACGGAGAGCCAGATCAGGGCTATTGCCGGGATTAAAGAGGGCAAGTTCGGTATTGAGCTGAAGCTGAATGACAAGGAGAAGGCTCTGGAGCTTCTGGGGCGCCATCTTGGCATGTTTAAGGACAAGCTGGAGGTCTCCGGCCTGGATGAGGAGAAGAATAAGCTGGACGACATCCTGCAGCAGATGCGAGGTGGTGGATAGTGAGCGCGGAGCGTTTACTTCTGTCGGAGAAATACAAAGCCTTCCTTCGATGCGACGCTCCGGTGGAGTTTTTAGAGGGTACAACTGCTGCCGGAAAGACTACGGTGGGGCTTTTTAAATTCATGCTTAAAGTGGCAGAGTCACCGAAGAAGTTGCATATCATTGCAGCTAAGGATACCGGAACTGCCGAGAAGAATATCATCAACAAGGACCTTGGTATCGTGGATGATTTCGGTGTACTGGTTGAGTATAACGGTAACGGCACCAAAGATGATAAAATCCCTCACATCCTGTTCCATACGTCCGGTGGGGACAAGGTCATTTATGTGATGGGCTATGGCGACAAGAAAAAGTGGCAGAAGGCCCTTGGCGGTCAGTATGGCTGCCTGTATATCGATGAGATTAACACCGCGGACATTGACTTTGTCCGTGAGGCTGCCATGAGATGCGACTACCTGATGGCTACGTTGAATCCAGATGATCCGTTGCTGGATGTGTACAAAGAGTACATCAACTGCAGCAGACCGCTTCCAGAGTGGGAAGCAGAGACACCACAGGAAATTAAAGATGAACTGAGAGAGGAACCAAAGCCCGGCTGGGTGCATTGGTTCTTTTCTTTTGTGCATAACCTGGGACTTCCGAAAGAGAAACTGGATAAGATCCTGGCAAACACTCCGAAAGGAACAAAGATCTGGAAGAACAAGATCCTGGGGCTGCGTGGTAAGGCAACCGGCCTGGTGTTTCCAAACTTTGACCAGAAAAAGCATGTTGTTACTGCGGCATGGGTGAGATCAGAAGTGGAAGCGGGACGGATCCAGTGGAAGAAGTTTACCTGCGGAATGGATACGGCATATTCCAGTAAGTCTCCGGATACGATCGCGATGCTTTTCCAGGGAATCACAACGGACCGACGCCTGATCACGCTGGCTGAGAAGGTTTACAACAACGCAGACCTGGAAAATCCGATTGCGCCAAGTGACACGGTGGTAAAACTCATTGATTTTCTGGAGCAGTGCCGGAAGAAGTGGGGCTTTGCCAAGGATGTCTATGTAGACAATGCCGACCAGGCAACTATGACGGAGCTGAAAAAGTATAAGCGGCTGCATAGCTGTTTTTACAATTTCTGGGATGCGTATAAGAAATTGACTATTCTGGACCGAATCAAGCTGCAGCTTGGCTGGATCCAGCAGGGCTGCTATCTGGTGGTTGATGAGTGCCCGGAGCATCTGGCTGAGCTTGATAAGTACAGTTGGAAAGAAGATAAGGACGAACCGGAAGACCGGAACGACCATACGATAAACGCAAATCAGTACGCATGGATCCCGTACCGGTCCATGATAGGTTTTGAGGAGGATAAGCAGAAATGAGGTGGCTGGAAAAGATGGGTGACAATATTCGCCGAGGCGTAAAAAGCTGGCTGCAGATAGATTCAGCGGCGCCGTACAGCATCCAGATCAGGGAGATGATGGACTTTGAGACCAATGCCATCCGCAACCGGATCTGGTATCGTGGTGACGGCAATGAGCTGGAACAGCTTTACGAAACTCTGAAGGATTATGCTGATAAATATAAATTCTGGGCCAGCAAGAGCACGCCTGGCATTGAGATGCGCAAGATTCACACAGGCTTGCCTCAGTTGATCGTTAAGGTGCTGGTTGCTATTGTGCTGTCAGACATGAATGACTTCGATTTTGACAGTGACAAGCAGGGCAAGATTTGGGAAGCCATTGAGGAACAGAACGGATTCCGAAAGAAGATGGAAAAGGCGCTGAAAGAAATCCTGTACATCGGAGACGGAGCTTTCAAAGTGACAATCGACACGATGGTGAGCGAGTATCCAATCCTGGAATGGTATCCGGGAGACCGGGTTGAGACGGTTAATCAGCGTGACCGGTTGCGCGAAGTGATTTTTAAGACGCCGTACAGTGCCAAGGGTCGGCGGTATGTGCTCAATGAGCGCTACGGGTACGGCTATATTATCAACGAACTGTATCTGGATGAGAAGCTGGTAGATCTGAAGGTTCTGGATCAGACTAAAGACCTGCAGGACTGGCGGTTTGATGAGAAGACCATCCTAGCTGTACCGATTCATGTGTATGAGTCCGCGAAGTATGAGGACCGCGGCGGATCCATCTATGACGGTAAGCTAGATAACTTTGATGCCTTTGATGAAGTGTGGTCCCAGTGGATGGATGCGGTTCGGGCAGGCAGGGCAAGAACGTATGTGCCGGACTGCCTGGTACCCAAAGACCCGATGACTGGTGAGCCAATGAGGCCGAATCCATTTGATAACCGTTTCTTCGCCGGAGATAACAACATGGATGAAAAGGGAGAAAATAAAGTACAGACCGATCAACCGGTTATCCCACATGACAGTTACCTGGCATCTTATGTGACGGCGCTGGATCTGTGCCTGCAGGGCATCATCAGTCCAAGCACTCTTGGCATCGACACCAAGAAACTGGATAATGCGGAGGCGCAGAGAGAAAAGGAAAAGACCACGCTGTATACCAGAAACGCGATTGTGGAAGCTTTGCAGGAAACACTTCCGAAGGTGGTTAGTGCTGCTGTGAATGCTTACAATATCCTGATCAGACAGCCGGTAGAAGAGGTGAAGGTAGACATTCCTTTTGGAGAATATGCCAACCCATCATTTGAGAGCCAGGTGGAGACCATGGCAAAGGCACGTCCTGGTGTGGCACTGATGAGCGTAGAAGCCCAGGTGGAAGAACTTTACGGTGATTCCAGGGATGAGCAGTGGAAACAGGAGGAAATCGCCCGACTAAAAGCGGAACAGGGAATTGCAGAGGTAGAAGAACCGGGAGTTAATATGGCTGCCGGGCTTTTTAATGTTAATCTGGGAGGTGACGGAGATGCAGGTGAAGGTGATGAACCGAGTGTACAGAATGAGCCAGGAGGAGTACCAAGGGCTGTTAAAGATGGCAAGTGATCAGGTACCGTTTGGCGTGTACGCTATCGAGAAAAAAGGATACGCGGAACTTCGGGATGACAAATGCAAGAGCATGAGCCAGTTAAAAAAGCTGATTCGCGGATTCAAGGCACAGGGATTCAAGGTACTCTCAAACGACGGCCAGATACTGCAGCCTGCAGGACAGGATGCTATGGAAGGGGCGCTGATGAGTGCAACCTGATGAGTACGATCTTGCTGAGGCCTTCCGGCGCATCGAGAACGAACTGATTGCATCCATGATCCGGAATATGGATCGGCACAGGGCGGAAGAGACCAAGGAAGGTTACAACTGGTCCATGTGGCAGGTGGAACAGCTGAAAGCCCTGGAAAAGTACAAGCGGAAGAACCAGAAGAAGTACCAAAAGCAGTTTAAAAGCATCAATAGCCAGATTGAGCAGCTGATCCGGCAAGCGCGTCTGAAGGGCGGATTGAAACAGGAACTTAAGATCCTGCAGGCTATCCGAAAAGGCTGGAAGACACACGGCAGGAACGGGACACCGGCGCATGATGCCATGACAGCAGAGTTTTTCCAGCTGAACGATCGGAAGCTGGATGCCCTGGTGGAAGCTACTATTCACGACATGGAAGCGGTGGAAGCAGCAGTGCTCCGGAAGGCCAACGATGATTACCGGAAAGCTATCTTCAACGCCCAGGTTTACGCCAACACCGGAGCCGGCACTTATGAAAAGGCCGTTGATATGGCTACGAAGGACATGCTGTCCCGTGGCCTTAATTGTGTGATGTATGCCAACGGAGCCAGGCACACGCTGGCCGATTATGCGGATATGGCGATCCGGACGGCCAGCAAGCGGGCATATCTGCAGGGTGAGGGTGAGAAGCGGCAGGAATGGGGCATTGCAACGGTCATCATGGCCAAACGAGGAAACCCGTGTCCGAAGTGCTTACCCTTCGTTGGCAAGGTTCTGATCGATGATGTGTGGAGCGGCGGCAGTAAGGATGGCGTGGATCCAGAGACTGGGAAACGGTATCCGCTTATGAGCTACGCCATCAGTAAGGGGCTGTATCATCCACGGTGCAAGGATTCACATACTACATATTTCCCAGGCATCTCCACAGCAGACGATACCTGGACAAAAGAAGAACTGGAGAATGTTGGTCTACAGAGCCGGCAGGAAGCCCGGCAGCAGTACGCAAAGCGCCAGGTGGAGAAGTATGGGCGTCTGGCCAAGTATTCGCTGGATCCGGAGAATAAGAGAAATTGCAGTCTTAAAGCTGGAGAGTGGAAGAATACTGAAGGAAGTAACAACAAGGAAATGGATATCCTTGATGCTCATTCAAAATTCATTGATAAAATGAGAGAAGATGAGCAGCCAAGTCTTCATAAGGATAAGCTGGTGATGTATTCTGAATTTACAGATCTTGTAGAGGATGAAAAGATTACAGCTCCATTTGCATATGTTCCGGAAGAAGATGTTATAAAGTATAATCCGAGTGCGCCGCATGTGCTGGATTATGACATGGATTATGTATTTTCACATGAAGTCTCACACAGAATGGATTTCTTAGAGTATCAGAGCTGGAAAAATGATAAGTTCGTGAAAGCTATTGATACATGCTCTGAAAAGGTGTATGCTCAAAGAAAGGAAATACAGAAATGGTTTGATGCAGGTGGGAAGTACGAAGACAGTTTTGCTCTATCGGATATTATAGGAGCATTGAGCAATGGGGCAATAGATGTCCCCATAGGACATAATGTGTCTTACTGGAATGAAGATCCGAGAAATAAGCCCATGGAGATATTTGCAAATTTGAGCAGTATTGATGTCCTGGAGCTGGAAGAAAAGGAAGATATTCTCAAGGAACTCTTTGAGGCATATAAGGAGCTGATTAAGTGAATGGATTGATTCAGAAAATGAGAGATGATCCAGAAATTCGGGAACTGAAAGAAAAGTGCCATGAATTGACTGGAAAATGGATCCCATATCATTGGGAG